TGCAAGTAGTCCATTACAGTAATCTTTTACGATTGAATCAGCTACCTGTATTGAACTGACTGGAATTTCAAGTAATGGCTGGTCTATATCTACCTCACGCCACCAACTTGAAGAACCTACCACTAAAATAGCTGGTTTTTCAGCACTTCCAGCAGGTAATTCAAATACTCCCGGTTGAATTGTTATCTTTGTCTCTAATATTCGCTTCGGTAGTATTGAAACTACCGTCGATTTATCGAGTGGATTGACTGCGGCGCGCATAGTACGCCGATTAGCCTGATGAATACCCGGAAATTCACCTACTTGCATCACTTAAACTCCTTATTAGGAACCAGTATTCCTGATTTATATGTAAGTGCATCACTTACATCAGTTTCATTACCAAATAGCTCGTTTTGCAACTTCGCTATCCTAGCTTCTTTATCTTCTTCAGGATTCTTTATATAATTTCTTAGGGATTTCTTACCCAGAGCCGCGTAAAGTGTGTCAACAATGAGCTTTGTTGCATCCCATATAGGAGGCAAAGGATTATTGTTAGCATCACGGTACGCCCAAACCGGCTCATATGATAACTTCTGTGTTGGGAGTTCTTCTCGATTAATCTCAGGAACTACAACCAACCGTTCGAGCACATATAAATCTTTAAGATAAGGATATTTCTTAACCTCTCTGACGGCAGGATAGAGCATCTCTATCCCACCGTCAGTGAAGGCCATCAATCGTTTCTCAGTCTCATCATTAGCCCATGTTATACGGAATATAGCCCTACCTGTATCGGAGTCTATTCCGTAATGATCTATTAATCTTTTATTCAAAGCCTCAATAGACTCGCTCATGCTACTTCATCTTTCCATGTAGTGCGCTTCAAATATTCCATTATCTTCCAAATCAAATCTTCATCATCATTCAACCATCCAACAGCTGCATTACATTTACGACATAGAAGACCACGAACTTCACCTGTAATATGATTATGATCTACACTTAATTTATTTCCTGTTTTACATGGTAATTTACAAATTGCACAACCAAACATCTGATGTATTAATCTTTGATTATATTCGTCAATAGTTATCCCATATATTCTTTTTAATTCAGTATTAGTAACTTTGTCTGCATTTTCATCACGATATTTCTTATTATATATTTTGCTACATGCTTTACATCTTGATGTAAAACCACCAGTGGTACGATTTGGATATGCATTATCCATAGTTAATTCAATTTCACAGTCCATACAATGAGTTCTTTTGAAATCACCTGATCTGCGCATAATTATCTCCAAAAGATGATGGGGGCTTTTATACCCCCACCATTTATTAGTTAAACGCCACTGTTAATAACCCATTTTGCGAGTGTACGCACGTAGACCATAAATACTGCCCTGTTTTGAGCAGCGGCAATACCTACGTTTATATTGCCTGATGTACCCAGAGTAATTGCACCATCTACAGGAACCAGAATTAGAAACTGAGATTGGGCAGTTCCTAGACCCGGTAGAATAGTCTGGATAGCTGTAGAGCCAGTTACCTTGACAATATCAGACTTAGCTGTAATAGAGGTGGCCGATGCCACCTGAGATTCCGTCAGTTTACTAACGCTACCTGGTATCATTTTTTACCCTCCTCCACCTAATGACTACCTATTATCCGACTGGATGATATTTAGCCTGAGCAGGATTGTAGATGAGTAGCATACACTCACCTGCAACCGATGCTTTAGCTGTTTGAATATTACCACCAGTACCCACACCTGCCGTGCCAGCGAATAGAAATGCCAGCATATGTCCAAATGGAACAGGAGGTGTAATCGTGCTGATAGCAGTATTACCAGTCAGAATAGTGAGGAATGTAGTAGGTGCAACTGTAGCACCCGAAGCTATAGTAGCTCCGCGTGGTGATGTTGGACCTTGTACAGTAGCGAGTTGCTGCCAATCGGATTCTGTTATAGGCATTGTATCTCCTAATACCCGATGGGTACAGCCAAGTTATCAATGTAGCTGCACGCAGCAGGATTCGATACGAATGTCTGCATACCCACAACCATGTAGAAGATTTCCGCTGCGGCTACACCACCAGATGCGCCACGAATTTCAAATATTTTACGACCATCAGTAGTGTAGAATCCGATGGGGAGAATTTCTGCGCGGCCCCATACCTCATCTACAATAAAGTCGATACGAGTCTTATCCCATGAGTAATGGGGCTTAACACTCGCACCAGCCAGTTGCATGTTGTTACCAAAATACATATTCAACCCTTCGTCCTTGGTTGTTTTCTGTATAGTGGAAACCAACTGCCCAATTTCTTCATACGCAGCCATCTGAGCTGGATGAAGCCATGCAGTAGGGTTGAAATCATTATTAATTCCAACCCTATTACCAATCTTATTCATAGCCAATCGTGGCAATGGCAGTGTCATAGCCTGTCCGCCCGCGTTTACGCGGTTGGCTCTAATCTCTGGTGTGATAGAGCGACTGAATCCAAGCCACGTACCTGTAGAAGCATTGGAATGATGGTATGGAACACCATACAGACCGGGCAAGGATGCAGGTGACGTAATACCATTGGTGACAATCTTATCACCGGGTACTACACCAGCGATCTGTGGAGTAATATTGACTGTTTTATTCTCCACGTCATGCTGAGTAATTACACCACTACCACGATTAATAGCCAGTGTGGTATCGAAGATTTGAACTGTCTGTCCAAACCTCATTAGACGCGCACCGAATCCATCCGTATTAAGAGTCAATACGTTAGATCCACCTGCGGGTGCATCAGTAGTAACTACACCAATTACACCATCTCCCGCCTGCATGAGCTGAGAATCGAGTTGACGCCTCATCTCATCCAATGCTGTAGCAGTAAGACGACGAATGGAATTGATGATAGCTTTGCGCGCATCATCAGTAGCCCACTGCGTCAATTTAGTGTATTCAATATTCTCTGATAGAAATACGCAGTTGAGCACAGCCTTATCGAAGGTCGGCCCACCGCCTCTACCAAGATCACCACCATCAGGATTAAAGTACTGGAATGAGCCACCGGGCCTCAATTCCAATGGTACTCTCATCTGACGATGACTAATCTTCTCTACGTCACGCTTTTTAATATGTGCGTAGAATGTATCGTCACGCTCGAACAGTACTCGAACTTTAGGAATAACCTTTTCCAGTTCAAGTGCTGCTACTTGAGATTCTGTTACAGCCATTTTACCCTCAGTCTTTCATTAAGAAATCCAGTGTAGATACTCCCTTTGGAATATCCGATGCTTTACGTATCTTTCCACTAGAGGGGGTAGTGGAACTCCCATTGCGTGTAATTGGGTTCTTACGAACCATTGTGTCTTCACCGTTAGAACGTGCATGACCTTTTAGAGCATCATTTCTGGCCTTTTTAATCACTGATGGCAACAGTGTCTTCGCTTTACTCAGGTATGCACTCTTAATTCTATCCGTACTAGTCTTATCGAAGTTCTTCTGAAACGCAACTTCCCATAGTTTATCAAGTAGTGAACGGAAGCGCGTATCCTTATCTATCAATGCTTCAAGATTCTGGAATGCTTCAGCACTTGCATGAGTCTTTACAAAGTCAGTCATAGCTCCATTAGGATCAATATGACCATCTATAGTAGATTTAAGGACATTATCAGCTTTAGTCTGTAGGTCTGTCTTTACACCTTCAAACTGATTATAAAATCGTTGCCGATTTTCTTGCTGAATTTGCTGTTCTCTACTTTGATCCCTTGGATCTACTTGTTGACTTAATGGTGAAGATGGTTGAAAATTCTGACTACCAAATACAAATTGATTCAGAACATTAGCTGCTGCCTGTAGTGGCGCACCACCTTCACCTAATGCTCTGCCTTCACGTACCATCGTGACAATGGTATCTTTAATTACATTCCCTAGAACGTGGTAATAAGCCTGTTGGTCTACTTTCCTGAGCGCGGGAAGATAATTATCAGCAATCTTGTTAAATGACTCTTGATTTTCTTCCTTCGCAGCCTGTAATACATGACTAATATCGCCCGACATTACCTGACGTTCAGTTCTATCTAAGATACTAGCCTTCTCAGAAGCTACTTTAGCATCCTGAATAGTAGGAAATGTCTCTGTAAACTGTTGTTCCCTATAATATGCTTTTTCAAGGTACGGGAAGTCCTTGAATAACTTTGGATATTTAGCTAGAATTTCCTTACGTCTTACAGGTACAGTTAATTCAAGTAAATCTTCTTCAGTTGGTTGTTTAAGTTCTTCTTCGAGTTCTTTAAGTTCATCAATTTCTTCTTCAGCATCTTCAGCTTCAACTTCATCAGTTTTTTGCTTTTCATCACCGGGTAATTCTAGAGTCTCTACAGGAGTCTCTATATCTTCCTCATTTAATAGCTCGAAAGTATCTTCATCAGATGTAGTACCACCTGTACTTTCACCGTCCGGTGGCTTATTGAATGGTAGGTTCATTTTGTCCCTCTTTTAATGGTTGGCCTGTAGATGCTTCTGCACCCCTTTCAGGCTGTTGTTGGGGTGGCATCATTCCCCCTTGTGCCATCATCTGTTGTTGCATCATTTCCATTTGTTTCTGCATATCCATATCTTTATGCATCTTCATATGCAGTAACACATTCTCATATCCAGCAGGGTTCTCCATCTTACACAGCCTACCTGCATCAGATACGCACCATCGTCTATCTATATCAGCCGCCAATAAATGATTGTCTACATCAAAATCTGGTTCAATCGATGGTACTCGCATTGGTGGAGGTAGGGGCGCGCCCATAGCCATAGCTTCCTCCAACATCATCATATCAGGAGGCATCTCTATTGGCTCTGATGTAATCAATAGCTGAATTTCCTCATATTCCTTCTGTTTATCATCTCCATCAGGAATAATGAAATCATTCAATCCAACTGCCTTTTTAATAAGTGCAATATTCTCCGGTGTCAGAAGCATCTGAGTGATAGGATCAGATTGCATCTGGAACAATTCCATTATAGTATCTTTCTGCTGATTCCATGTAATCGGCAAGTTCTCATTAGCTTCAAGTTCGATATTACCTATCTTACCCTGTAATTCAGCCATCCGTATAAATACATTGACAAAGTTACCGAATTCATCTCTCTTTACCTGTTTCTCATCATCCTTCATTTCTTTAATGTACATCGGGATGATTTTACCGAATATCTGCTTCCACCACATCGTCAGCATCTTCCATGTCGTTTGGAGTCGCTGTAATGCCTGCGCCCTAGACATGGAGTATTCACTAGCAGTACGTGAGCCAGCCATCTGCCCACCAAACAATGAGGGTAAGGCACCACATACCAGTTGTCCAATCTCCTGTACCTTCTGTGCGAATGGTAATACCTCTTGTGACAGTGTAGCTGTTTTGACTTCGTAGAAACCTTCACTCAGAGGTTTACCCGACTTTGGTGTAGCAGGATAAATACCGCCAGGTATTACCTCTGATTGTCTGTATGCATTGAAATTCAATACCTTCGGGTCTGCAAAGGTCTGAGGTATTCCATGCTCAACCGTTTGAAGCACAAGGGAAATGAGATCATTGGTGATGTCTTGTACCGAAGTAAGTAATAGACCGATAGGATCGAAATGGATATAATCACTGAGGGGATTGTGAGTAATAGTCCAACAATCGTCAAGGTCTTCATTACATGCATGTGCAACTTGGTCATTTACCACCACCACTTTGCATCCATTAGGGTACAATTTCTTCAGTTCATCATATTCATCTTTTCCAAGTACATTGAATGCGCTTG